TTCTTACCTGATTTCTTGGCATACTTTTTAGCTGATGCCTTTCCTTTAGAGGTATAACTAAATTGTCTCTTCCCAACCTTTGGCATAAGTCCTCCTTATTTTTTACTAGTTTCTTTATTTATTCTTTCGATCTCACTTTTAAGAGAATTACAGGCATTTTCTAAAGTTTCTATAACTCTAGCCTGTGCTTTATTTATACAAAGTAATTTAAAATATTCATTTTCCTGCAGTACATTTGATACATCTGCAGGGGTTATATTTAAATCACTTGGCACTTCTGCTTTGTTGTTTGTATTGTCTGTTGAGTTTTTTTCTGTCATTGTTGGTCCCTTCATAATAAATTTTATTGTTTGTACTTTCTGCTCTTTTTAATTTACTTATTCTTATTTCATCTAATACTTTACCTGTATCTTTTCGTTCCTGTGCTGTCATCTTAGGTTTCTTCTTCCCCTGTGCTCTTACTTTTTTAACCCATGTTTCATGAGCCTCTCCTATCATAGTTTCAATAGCATTAGCTGAGTAAGGGTCGTTAGGAGTAAAGGGAATATCAGTTATAACATCTCTTCTCTCTGTAACTGAATCATAAAACCTGAACGACAATGATTTAATACTACCCGTCCCATACTCTCCTAAAAGAGTAACTCCAACAGGTAGTATTAATCTTCTATCGTAAGTTTGTTCTTCTACGAACTGCATTATTAAGCACTAATGTTAAGCCATACTGCTGAATATTCAGTAGTTGCTGCTACACCAATAACTCCACCGATTATAAACTCGGCACTTGAGTCATCAGCTACAACATCTACAGAACCATCAGTACTAGACCCTGTCATAACATTCTTACCTAATACAACTGTTCCATTTGTAAGAACTGTTGCAGCTCCTTTAACCTGATTCCAAAAATAGTAACCTGAAGTTACATCAGCTCTTGGAACACCTGCCACGATACCATCAATATCGTTTACATCCCATACTTCTACACTATTCTGTGGGTTTTTAATTAAACCAACTTCAGATGAAGTAGTAAGAGCTGTAGATACTTTGTCAGTATCATATAGGTTAATAGTTATAGTTGCTCCTGTGGCAGCAATAGAGTGGTTTTTAATACTCCACATCTGCCCTTCTCCTGCAGCATCATTTACAAAGATGTAACCATCTTCATAATCTCCGACAGTAGTTCCTGTACCTGTATAAGAACTAGATGCAACTATAGCAGTTGAACCACCATTAGTTACAGTTAATTGTGTAGCTCCTGATGAAACTGCTGCTGCTACAGCCAAGTCCTTAATATGATCTGAGGCTGTCTGAGCCTGCATAGTAACCTTCCCTGCTGTAATTGCTTCTCCTGCTACTGCATAGACAAACTCACTACCATCACCTAATCCCATTCTAGCTCCGATTCTGTTCTTCTTTGCAGAAGTAGTTTTCTTCTCGTCACCAAACGACCCTTGTATTTCTACGGGAAATGCCATGATTTCCTCCTTATTATTTTAATATAGAGGACAAGCCTCTACGACCAACCGATTATTAAAAAGTCGTATAAGCTCGGTCAATCGTTACACTTATACTAAAGAAGGAGAAGTCAGATAGAAGTTTTATTTTCTGTCTTAACCTCTTCCTTTACTTTTTCTTTTTTAGGATTGCATTTGCACTCTTCACCTTTAGCTTCAAGTTTGCATTTGCCATCCCATGGTATTGGAAATATATTATACTTCCCTCTTCTTAATTGTGTCTGAGAATCACTTGGCTGATTAGGGTATTCATACCCACAAGGAAATGGAACCGATCCGTTAGGATTAGTTCTAGGAAGGTGTTGATAGTAAGTTATCTTAGGTTGCCAATCATTTAGCAATCCTGCTTCAAACTCCCTACCATTTAATCCTGCCTTTTTTCTTTGACCATTCATTTCTGCCATATTCTTTTTTCCTTCTGTCCCATAATTGTGACTAACCATTTAATTTATCCTCTACTATTTATTAAGAAGTTGCATCATGAGTTAAGATCGCAGCATCATATTTAATGCTAGTTCCCTTAGTATCATCTAATTCAAAGACACCATAGTCTGAAGTTATAACCACTTCAGTGGCTCTCATTGATGCATCTCTTTGTCTTTCTGTTCTAGTTTCTACTGAGTTAAGAACTGCCATAGCTGACTTGTCAGCAATAACACCAACAGCATCATCACTTGAATCAACTGTTAAGTTTCCGTCTTCAAAGATAGATACTCCGTTCATAGGTTTAATTCCACTGTAGAATTGCTTTAATAAGTCTGTAGACCAACCATCTGTAAGTGGATAAGTCCCTGCAACATTAGCTGCTTCTCCTGCTAAGTCTGCTACAGCATTAGGATGATGCAGAATATAAATCTGTGTACCAAATTTATTAGCTTTAGCAAAAGCTATAGCTGCTACAACATTAGATGTGTTCATTATCGCCCCTGCTGTTCCTAATGATACCGGAGATAAACTTGCTCCTAAAGTAGCATACAATGAATGAACATCTGTATCCTTCTTTCTTGCCATTGCATCTCCTAATTGTCTGCCAATCATTGAGAATACATTGTCTTGTTGTTCTTTAACAAGTTTATCAGTTAAGATAACCTTTGCCCCTACTTCACTTGCAGTAAGATCAACTGTTGTCATTCCGATTTCTTCTTCGTCAACAATGTCGACACCATCTGTTAAATCAGATACTGTCATTTGTCCTACCTTGGGAACTGTTACTTGTTTAGCTCCTTTTGGTAAACTAAAGCTTTCTATTAAAGCCATTGCAGGAGCGTTGTGCTCCTCTGTATATCTAGCTGCTGCGATAATTATCTTACTCGCATTTTCTAAATTACCTGTTGTTGCTGTCTGTGCCATTACGACCTCCTAGTTTACAACGTTAATTAATGTTATAGACCGGTTGCCCTCCTTGCTGCTGCGTTAGTATCAGCATTTCTGACACCACTGTTGTAAAGATCGAGTAACCTGTCCTCACTCGTTGAAGCAGAAGGTTCTGCCTGACTATTGTCATAACTCTGAGGAGGAACCTGCTTGTCTTTGTAACCTGCAAGTTCATTCTCTAGATCTTTAATTTTCTTTTCTTTTTTTGCAAATGTTTCCATAGATTGTGGATCTTCAAACTTAATAAGTGTATCGGGATTTACTTTGTATTGCTCGGAAAACTTTGCAACAGCAGCAAACTTTCCTCTCATATGATCCAATTGATTATTATAATGCTGTTGCATTTCATGATCTCTCTGAACATTTTGTTTCTGCATATCAGCAACTTGCTGTGCCTGTTCAGGCATATACCCCTGATCTTCTAGCTGTTGTTTATATTTATTCCCTTGGTTTTCTATAGCAGTTTGTCTTTGCTGCTCCTCGTAATAAGCCAATCTTTGTTGGTTGTCTTTATATTCTTTTTCTTGCTGTACATTTAATCCTGTCCATTCAGGTTTGGGTGGTTCTGCAGGTTTTCCTGTAGGTAGTTCTGTAGTAGTTTCAGAAGAGCTTGTACTCTGCCCTTCCTGAGGGTCCTTTGGCTGCTCTTGATTTTCCTGTGGTTCTGCTGAAGTTTCTATAGGAGCTTCAGCCGGAGCTGTTGGCTCTGTTGTATCATTAATTAATACCTCAGGAGCGTTACTCCCTTCACTAGGAAATAATTCTATTTGTTTTTCATTCGTCATAATATTCTCCTTATTACTTAAAATACTATATTGTTATTCATTTGGCAACCCTTTACCTGTTGTACCATCATGGTTTATTTCTATATTATAGTATACCATTCGTTGTAACAAGTTGGGTGTCATACTACGATCTTTATGTACAGGAATGTTTAGCATACCACTTGGCATATCTGTAAAATTCAATGTTTTCATATGTTCTTCCCTAAGCATTTGAGGTAGTATCCATTTCTCCCAAGCATATCTATTATAAGCACTTCTTGTCCCGTCTTTTTTTATTCCGTAATTCTGTATAGTATAAATAATCCCAATTGGAATAGGATTGAAATTACTATTCCTTATAGTATAGTTCCATTCTTCTGAAACATATTTGTATAAAAAATTTGGATTATTTTCTATTGCATCTATTGCTTCATTTGTAAAATTACCTTCCTCATCTTGTAATTCAGACAATCTAGGAGCATATTTATCTTCCCATGCTTTTAATAAAGGATCGTATATTGTTGGGTCAAATCCTGCAGGGGCAAGTTCCCTGTCTCTTACTTGGTCAGCCATATCGTGAAATTCTTTTTTAGCTTTTTCCTTAGAAGTTAATTCTTTATCCTCATCTTCTTCAGGAGGAACTCCCCATTTTGCATTGTAGATATCTGATTTGGACTTATCAAAATCAGCCCCTGTCTTTATAGCTTTTTGAAATAACTTATACCCTAAATCTGCAGCATTAATTTCCCCTGTCTCAGTATTAGTTGCTCTTTTAATAACATCATTATCAACAACTATCCAATTCCCTTTGTCATTTTGTTTAATCATTCTTTGTAAAAGGTACAATCTAGCTTTACTTAACTCCTGTACATCCAATTGTCCTTTTTTACTTCCAACTGTTTCTTCTAACCAAATTCCCATAATTTCATCTATAGTTCTTACTTTTGATCTCTGCTCTCCCATTATTATTTTTGTTTCAGGGATAAATAGTTTTGCAAGATTTTGAATATAAGGTTCCATGTCTTTATATCTATATCTAGTTCCGTCAGTAGTAGGGAAATAAGTTCTTATCACATCATCAGCAGTAAAATAAGTATTTGCTCCCCATCCTGACGAACTTGCTATTGACCCTGCAATATTCGTCGCCAATTGCGACCAAGGTATTCCATCCCCCTGATTTGGTAGTGAATTATTAAATACCTCGTACATATCTTCTACATTCATAGGTATCATTAAGTCAACAAGATCCTTACTCCATTCAGCCTCCTCTCCTGTAAATGTTGTACCCTCAATCTGACTCCAAGCCATCCCTATTGTTGGATGTGTTTTACTTCTGATAAACCTTGTTATTAATTCTTGTTTATATACTTCTCTTTCTTTTAATGTTCCGGAAGCCTTTGCTTTTCCTGTAGTCATATTTACAATAAATCTAGCAGCTTGTGCATGACCTCCCAATACATCATATTTAGTTGCCCCTATAGCAACCTTTCCAAAGTCAACAGCATCAGGTTCTAATTCAACATATCCATCTACATCATTATCTATAAAATGTCTTTTCAATCCATACAGTGATCCCATTAGTGTAGTAATCCCCATAACATAATCAGGAATAATCATTCTATTTATTACAAAATCAGGTACAGTTATACTCCATTTGTCAGTCCCAAGTCTAAATCCTTCTCCATTATGATACTTGCTTAGTCTTAATAATTTAGCAATAGGAGCTGTGCTAATAAACGAATGTCCTCCCATTTCTATTCCTGCCCAATAAGGTATCCCTGACTTAGTTCTTTTTATAAAACCTTCAAACCAAGCAGCTGTAAGCTTTTTAGGGGGAGCTACTCCGAATCTTTTAACACCTCTAAGTGAAATTAATGGGTCTCCTAATAGTGTTTTGAATCTTGAAACAACTAATCTTGGAGACCAAAATAAACCACTCAATAGTTTATTGAACCCTTTTGTTATATTATTAATTCCTGTTATTCTTCCTGTTGTAGGATCTATCTTATATAAGAAGTTTATTCGTGCTGCCCCTGTAATAGTATTAATTATATCAGCCATTGTCATCATCTCATGGTCTGATAACTCTCTGTACTCCATTTCTTCAGGAGTAAAATACTCATCATTAAAATTCAATACATTCCCTTCTTCATCTAGTACATGAGGCTTTCTTAAATCAGGATCGTATCTATGTATTATCCCTTTTCTTTTTGCTGCCAAATAATTAGATTTCATTCTGTCAAATCTAACCATATTTAAAAAGGTTGAATAAGCACGTTCTGACATTTTAACTACCTGCCCTACTACAGGAAACAATTTTATAAATGTAGCTGAACCACCACCAAAAACTTCTTCTCCTGTGGCTATTTCTGTGTCAAAATATGATGCCAATTCTTTTTCTTTTGCAGCTTTTTCACTTCCTCTAGGTAAAAATTTTATATCTTTTTGTCCCCATGCTCTTTTATATTCATCAAGTTGTGATATTGTATCCGGTAAAATTATTTCTAATCCTGATTTTTCAAATATTTCAAATAAAGGATCGGCTTCCATAGCCTCCTGAAACATCCTAGTTCTGTTCCCACTTAAAAATGCTGACCACATTTTCCCATAAGCAGGGATAGTTATATTCCACCTTTGAGGTTGTATGGCAACGAAGAACCCCTGTCTAAGGATAGCTGATACATCTACAGCAGATTTAACAGCAACAACACTTTGTCTCAGGATATCATCAAGTATTTGATATGCTAACATTCCTGCTGATCTTCCTCGTCTTCTAGCTAGCCTTCCTAACCTTTCCCCTTCTACTCCAAAGGCGTTTCTTAATAATTTTATCTGATAATTATTAGGGGCTTTACCAAGCAGTATATCTATTAAAGCATCATTCGTATTTAGCCAATCAAAGTATAGTAATTTTCCTGCCCTTATTTGTAATAGCAATTCATTAAATAATGTATTTATTTCATCTCCTAGTAAAGGAGATGCCCCCTCTGCTAAGTCCGTTGTCCTTGGTATTAGTCTCCCCTTATCTCCAAATTCTGCGATAGGGGAAAACTGAGTATTATCAACCCTTGTTCCATGTAATTCTGCTCTCGATTTGACAAGGGTTGTTTGTGCATCATCTAATCCCTCTCTAGTTCTGTGAATCTCTTGATACCCTCTCCCTACTGCCCTGCTTCTTCTTGCGTGTTGTTCTGCCTCTATCTTAGCCCTTACCTTAGGAGCTTTCCTGACTAGGTCTATCAATTTATCTAAGACAGAATTAAATCGTTGCCCCCCTATTATGTCAGGTATCCCATCAAGCATCTGTTCATCTATGTAATCTGTATCTAGTCTTTTGAAATCGTTTAAAGTTTTATCATCCAAATCCCCTAGATCAAATCCTCTTTTTTCCCACCACTCAGCAGGATTCCCCCCTGTCTCATCAGCCCAAGCCAATGCCCTAGCTTGTATTGTTGCCATACTACTACGAGCTTCGTCTGTAGTGGTATTAAAAGCTTTAGCCATTTTAGAAGCCAACGCTGTCATCTCGTCAGATTTTAAAAATGCTTCTGAGGCTGCATTATCAGGGATATCTTTTGTAAGATCTTTAAGTAAATTATCAAACTTGGCTTTTTGTTTTCCATGTATTAAGTCAGCATATATATGGGTTTTAAAAAAGTATGCTATTAATTTTGCTAACTTTGCCAAAGGAGCTAATAAAGAAGGATCGGGTACTTTCTTATTAAGGATATAATCTTCCATTATATCTGCGAATCTTTCTTCTGCCTCCTTAGT